TGTGAATTTGCCGAAATTTTGATAATCAGTTCACGTAACGTCGCCATTCACCTTTCTCCGGGCAAAAAAACCTGCCACAGCAGGTTTTCATCATTATTTATGACATTGCTGCAAAGCTCAGCGCGTCTTCCAGCGCCGCAAACGGATCTGACTCCACTTTATCCTCATCCTCGCCCCAGCAGAGCATGGCGTCCTCCAGTGAAACATTCATCCCCTGCGCCCCGAAAACCGCTTTCACGATCTGCGCATTACGGATATCCCCGCGCTCATCGCCCAGCGGGGACACCCTGTCGAACTCCATCCACATCATCGCCTCGCTCGCACTCAGACTGTGGCCCAGTTCGGATAAGGTGCGCCCCAGACGGAGCGCAAGTCGCATCAGAAAGAGAATTTCCGGGCGGGCTACTTTTTTCTGGCCGACTCTGCATCAGCGATCAGTTCCAGTGCCTGACGCAGCAACCGGGCATGTACCGGACCATAGACGGCCAGCACCTGCTCACGGTCGTCCGGAGTGAACACCCGCTGCAGATCCGTATCAAACAGGACATCGCAGAACAGCGTCACATCCGCTTCCAGGTTACGGCGGGTTTTCGCCACCACCGACAGGGTATCGTCATCCTCTCCATCACCATTGAGCACTTCCTGCCACAGATACCAGGCCTCTGCCGAAGGCTCCCGCAGCACCACGCTGACATTACCCCATTCCGGCACCTTCACCGTTTTATGACGAAACCCTGACAGTCTGGCCAGCGCCAGCGTTTTCAGATCCTTTTTCATGATGACCCATCCCCTTATCCGGCGGCTGCGCTCACTGTCACGGTGCATTCAACAGACGTCACACTCTGTGCTTTCTCTGCCGAATCGGTCACCACGCAGGTATATTTCCCCGCATCAGCGGACTGCGCACCTGGCTTACTGAAGGTGTCTGTCGTCTGCCCGTCAACCGGCTGACCATCCTTCTTCCAGGCGTATTTATACGGCGGCGTTCCCCCGTTGGCACTGACTGACATTGTCAGCAGCGCACCTGTATTCACGGTAAGTGTTTTATCCAGATTTTTCACAAACGCCAGCGGTACCACAAAGGACACCGGTTTGCCTTTCATACGCAGTGAAAACGTTGCTGCCACCACGCCGTTGGTACCGGATGACCAGGTGTGCTGACGCACTTCCGCCAGGAACTTAAAGCCCTTACCGGACGGAAACTGCACCTTAAACGCATACACCGTGTCATTGTCATAGGCATCACGCAGGGCGTTCTGGGCCTGATTCAGATAAAAATTACCCGACATGGAAATCTCGGACGACGCCCCCAGACCGTTGATGTTCTCCTGCTCTGTGGAGCAGAGCGTGGTCACATCAATATCCTGTTTCTGACCGGCGGTGAACTGGACTTCCTTGATGGTGCAGTCCAGGCGCAGATATTCCGCCTTCTCCATGGTTTCAGCAGTCGCCGGGGCAGATGAAATCATCACCTGCGTCAGCTGTGAGCGTTCATACAAAGCAGACATTCTGCCTCCTGATAATAAAAAACCCGCACGCGGCGGGGTATGGGTTTTGTAGAAAAAAAGAAAAAGTCACACCGTGACCTGAAACTCCAGGGTTGCACGGTAACAGCGGTTTTCCGGAATATAGTCCTGCATTTCACTGACGGATCCCGGGGCCAGCAGCATTATGGCTTCACGGGCGTCCTGACGTATCTGACGCGCCTGCGTCACAGTCCCGGCATAAACGTCTATCTGCACCGACACTGAGGACTCCGCCTGCCCGCCCATCACGTCCGCCGACACCGATGAAATCAGGCTGAAAACCACCCACGGAAGCGCCACCGACGGCCTGCCATCCAGCAGGGGGACCACATACGGGTACACCTGCCCGCCGGCAAGATGCGCCAGATGAGGATACAAATCCGCCTCCGTCATCGTCTCAGTACCTCATCAATGGCCCGGTTCATCCGCGCAATCGCCACCTGTGCCGCCTGTTCACTGCGCACATCAAATGCCGGGCGCACAAACGGGTGCGGTGGCATATTCACGGTCCCCATTTCCACAAACCGCCAGTAGAAAGCATTGCGCGGGTTATCCGCCTTCATGGTGTTATCGCTGTTACCGGTGTCCGGATTAACACCCCGGATATGGACACCGGATTCCATCCCGCCATCGCGGGAGCGCCGGGAAAGGACCACCACATTGCGGCGCAGTTTTCCCCTGCGTACCGGTGCCCGTGACACCACTTCTTCTTTCAGCACATTCGCACCCGCACGGGTTGCCTCACGCAGCACCCGGTTATTTTCCGCACCACTCAGAAGCTGCAAATCGCGGCTGATGTCCTCCAGCCCCGAAAAATCCAGCAGGGTTTCGATCATTTTTCCCCTCCCAGCCGACAGAGAATTTCCAGACGTCCGCCGGTCGCATCCGGCACGGGCAGCCCGACAACGTTCAGGATCCGGTCACGCCATGGACCACTCAGCACATGAAGTCGTGACGCTGCCGTGATTTCCCGGCCGGACTGACCGCGCACCCAGATGCGGATTTCCGCCTGCGCCATTTCCGCACCGGACTGCATCCGCTCCCGGCTGCTCCTGCCACGGATATCCGCATGAATTTTCCCGCATGACACCCATTCTTCCGTCATTTCTCCGGCAGCATTACGGGTTAACACCGGGTTCAGAACACTTATCATCTGTGTCAGACGACCTGCAGATATTGCCATTCCTCCCTCCTCATAACACCGTCGGACAACGCAAATCGTAAATCAGCACGGACACAGAAAACGGCAGCTCCCCCTGAATCAGTTCTTCCCGCTCCGCAAGATCCGGATTCCGGTACAGCATCCCGGTCAGTCGCATGGCAGCCCCCTTCATCCGGGTTAATGCCTCGCCCGGGATCAGCTCACCGTCCTCACGAATCACTTTATCCCGGCTGCCCTGAATGTAGGCCAGCAGCACGGCGGTAGCCTGACGAACCTTGTCCATCAGCATGTCATCATCCGCGTCATGGTCAACACGCAGATGTGCCTTGATCTCTTCCAGTGTCAGTAATGCCGTCATTTTCCGCCTCCTGCATCCCGTCCCCGTTTGGCAGCCAGGGTCCAGCCTGATGCATGCGCTTCTCCGGGTTTATCGGCGGTCATACTGTTGCAGTGCCACAGCGAGCCCCCCCACGTCACCGTATCGCCGGGGTGGTAGGTTTCACCGGCTCTGAACACACCGCGGTAGAGCATCACCGGCAGGGAAAATGTTTTTTCCGTACGCTGGCCACTGCTCTGCCGGACCACCACAGTGAACGACCGTTCGCCGGTCATGCTGACGTCAATATCGGCCACCCCGTCAACCAGGCATTCCCATCCCCGCATCCCGTGCGTTTTTTCATACGCCCGCCAGAGTCCGCCCTGGTGTGTGGCATACGTGCCCCGGGGAAAGGATTTTTGATCGTCAATGGCGGGGATTATTTCCAGTGCCGTGGCATCACGCCCGTCCTGCGGAGCCGGCAGGGCTCTCACCGCATCCAGAACAGCCTTCTGCAGAACATCGGGATCATAGTCACGACCATCACGCGGAACAGGAATATGGCTTACCGCCTCTTTCACCATCTGTTCAAGCATCGGACGCACATCATCGGGGGTAATACTTTTGCCGTCCGCCGGTACCGGAATATTCGCGACCGCATCATTCACCGCCTTCTGCAGTACTTCCGGATCGTAATCACGACCATCACGCGGAACAGGAATATGGCTTACCGCCTCTTTCACCATCTGCTCAAGCATCGGACGCACATCATCGGGGGTAATACTTTTGCCGTCCGCCGGTACCGGAATATTCGCAACCGCATCATTCACCGCCTGCTTCAGTACTTCCGGATCGTAATCACGACCATCACGCGGAACAGGAATATGGCTTACCGCCTCCTTCACCATCTGTTCAAGCATCGGACGCACATCATCGGGGGTAATACTTTTGCCGTCCGCCGGTACCGGAATATTCGCAACCGCATCATTCACCGCCTGCTGCAGTACATCCGGATCATAATCACGACCATCACGCGGAACAGGAATATGGCTTACCGCCTCCTTCACCATCTGTTCAAGCATCGGACGCACATCATCGGGGGTAATACTTTTGCCGTCCGCCGGTACCGGAATATTCGCAACCGCATCATTCACCGCCTGCTGCAGTACATCCGGATCATAATCACGACCATCACGCGGTACCGGAATGGCCCCCACAGCGTCATCCACCATCGCCTGCAGAACCGGACGCACCTCATCCACCGTCACATGCTTCTGTAATACCGCCGACAGGGAAGTCAGTTTCTCTTCAAACGCTTGTGCCTGCGAGGCCATCTTCCCCTCAAATGTGCGCTGTAAATCCGCCAGCACCGTGGAGAATTCTTCTCCCAGTGCACGAATAATGGACAGTTCCCGTTCCGTCATTTTCGCAGTATCCCCCTGAACATCGCTTTCACCGCATCATGCTCTGTTTCACTGATTGCCTTATTACCGTCAGATGCGCCGTCAGGCAGTTGTGCTGAAACTGTTTTCCCGGAAGACGCGAACGGATCCTCACGGGCATCACGACGGGACAGCGCCTCCAGACTGTAGTTCTGCTGCTGAAGATACAGTGCATCACCGCCGGCAAGGGGCGGCAGGTTCTCACGTTTACGGGCCTCATTGGGCGTGAGAAGCGTATTTTTCACCGATTCACCCAGCGTTTTCATGCGCCGTTCGCTGTCCATTCTCAGCAGCGTGGTGACGTCAAACTCCGTACTCTCGTTTTCCCCGTTTCCAGCGCCTCATCCAGTAACAGTTCAATGGACTCAATCAGCGTCTGCAGGCACTGGGAATAATACTGCTGCTCCAGCGCCTCCACGTTGTCACTGGAAGGCGGCTGGCCAACGCCAATCTTGTAGGCCGGGACACGGAACACCGAACAGACAATTTCAGCGGTCATCTTCAGTTGTTCCACCGTCTGCGCATCCACCGGTGAAAACGTCGTGGGGTTGTATTTTGCCCCGTTGCTCAGAATGGCCGTTTTCCCCGCATTTTCGCCGGTATACCCGCTGTCCCAGTTGCTCTTCAGTTTTTTCGCATTTTCTTCCGTTATACTGCCGGGGATCTCAATCACCCCGGACGGCCTGCCGCCATTTCTGAAAAAAGACGTTGAATTTGCCTGAATATGATGCCCCTGCGTGGCCGCCAGCCCGGCGGCATACACCGGCGGCAGCCCCACAAGCGGATGAAAAAAACAGTTAAACCGGTCGTGGATCACTTCCCTGGCAGGCACCGTCACCGCCTCCGTGATCCCGCAGTTCCGGTCCGGTGTGATGCGGTAGAACACCTCGCCGTCATCCGCCACCAGAGGTTCAACCCGGCTCCAGTCCAGAATACGCAGTTCTTTGATCTGCCCCCGGGCGTTACGGATTTTCAGCACCACCGTATTGCCGTGACGCAGTTTGGCGTTCAGCCACAGTTCAAAAAACTGGATGCGGTTCTGCTGTGCGTTGGGACGACGACAGAGGCGGGCAATATCCCCCTGGCGTTTTTCCCTGCGTATCCCCTGTGTATCGGTCTGCATCAGGCGCAGTCGCATTTTGGCGATATCCTGGGATATCAGCGAAATGCAAGAAAACACCGCATGAAAGGAGAGGACACTTTCCGGATCGGCTTTCACGCCCTGCTGCCAGGCGCCGGCAAAGGGCTCAGCCACCGCCTGAAACAGGCTGGTCCAGCCCACCTCTTTTACATCACGTCCTGATTTCTGGTTTTTTCGGGTTCGCCGCAAAAGGTTCCACATTCGCCATGCTCCGCATCACGTTTCTTTTTCTGACCTGCCGGACGTCGCACCGTGATGTACTCCGCCTTTCCCAGGCGAACCAGCACCTCCGCACACGGCTGTGCCACATCACGGATATCCCCGGCCCGGGCATCATGCGTGCCCTGCAGATATCGGATCTTTGCCATAACCTGTTACGGGAGGCGCACGCCTCCCGTCCTCCTCATCAGACTCAGCCGCCGGACGCACTGCCGTAGTTCACTCCGGTGATCACCGCCACCGCCGCAGTACGGCGACGACGCCAGTTGATCCAGCGCTCCGCACGGATGGCCACGCTGCCTGTCTGGAACATGGAAACCAGCTCCACCGGGGACGGCGTGGTACTGTCGCCGGTCGGCTCAGACTGCATTTCCAGTGATGCCTCGCGGGACATATCCACTGCCACGCCGCCGTCATCCGCCAGATAAATATCCGGGGCATTCACCAGCACCAGCTGGTCACCCACGTACTGGGAGACAATCACCGGCAGCCCCTGGAAGGAGCCACCCAGCAGGGTCATGTCCGGGTATTCCTTCTGACCCAGCGCATTTTTACGCATGGACAGTGCCAGGGCATTGGTGCTGGACATCAGCCAGACCGCACCGGTGGGCTGCAGGTTTGCTGCCACAAACTGTCCAAACGCAGCCTCTGCATCCGCATCCGGGTTACCGGTTGATGCCGTGCCCTTCACATCATGGGTGATGGACGCCGGGGAGACATCTGCCACTGCGGCTTTTTTCGGGTCCACAAAGTCTGTATCCAGACGCGCCACCACCGCT